TCGTCCACGATATCGGACAGCGTCGCCCCAGCCCGAATCTGGACCATGGGGCAATGGGACTGGAGGATCGAGCGTCGAGCTACGACGCCTACCAGTCCGTTCTGGACGAGGGTCTGATCGTAGTCAGGAAGACGGATCAGCCCCGTACCGGTAGAAGCCGTCAATGCAGGTCTCCCATCGCGGGGCAGTATAGGGTTCGATTGTCGAGAGGCAGTTACGCTCAAGATGCAGCATAACTCCTCTCCTGACAACTAAGCCCACATGCGTGCCTCTGTACATCATAATCCCGTCCATGATCCTTTCCTTACCCGGAGAAATAGGGGACCAGTGATGCACGTCGGGATCTATCGTTCTCGAGACTAGCTTGAGATTGGTTGGGTTTATCTCATCATACGATGGCAATTCGATACATAGCTTGTCCCAGCAAACCTGACGAAATAGTGTCCAGCATGTGAATCTTGGAATGCCCTTTTCCGGATCTCCCTCGACCCATGGAATATCCATGTACTGCGAGAAATCGGGGCTGATCGAGAACGTCACGAAGCTCGCCACAGAGCTGGATACAGTGATTCTGTATAGTGAAAGCGAGGATAACGTGCGACAGTTAGGTCATCCAGTTCGAGCTTTGCATCCACGCTAACGGCATCTGGACCAGTAACCTGAGTAATCCTGTAGTTCAGCCATCTGGCCTCCACTAGATCGAGATTGCTCATCTTCACCAGCTCGATGTCAACCGAGACGAAAGTCGTGACGCTGCGCAGGAGAGGGATTAGGGTGCGACCGACATTGTCCACCGTCATGCGCGCGACCGGTGGCGACTGCTCAGTCTCGGACGGGAAGAGAATGTCGAAGGCTAGAGCGTCGTACTCGTTTCCGCGACTGAAAATGCCGTCCGTGTTCCGCACATAGCGCAGTGAAGGGCTCAAGCTTTCGTGCGAAAGCTTGATCAGAGGTAGAAGACCATCGCCGGTATTCTCAGCGTAGAGAACCGCTAGTCCGGCTAGACTGATCGCCCTCTTTGCCATGGCACGCTCCTATGGGATGATCTCTAACTCGTGAGCAACGCGCCATCGCGTAGAGGCCCTATTGAACGGCGAGATAGGAATAGATGTCGTTGCATACCTCACCAAGATCTGCAACTTAGTTCTTGGATGCGGCATGTCGAAGGACAGCGCTCCGCTTTGGATGTCGTTCTTGAACCACGCTATCCAGGTGGCCAGCTGAGCATCCGTCCAGACGGTGTCACCTCTGATCTTGTCGTAGGCCGCAGTAAAGCGACGACGCGTCTTCACATTGCCTGCGTCCATCGTAGTACGCAGGATGATGTCGTCCGTCGTCTCCTGATAACCTTCGACGATGAAGGTCGTTAGGGAAGCTGGCCATGTGGGCATTACATCAGCCTATCTTTGACGCCAAAGCGTGTCCGCATCGTTTTGCTTACACCGCCATCGGCCGCATGCTCTTCCCACTGTCTACCGATGAACACGCGAACCCGATGCCGGTCATTCGAGCCCTTGGAGCGCTCGGTCCTGACCGGGATCTCTGGGCTGGTGAAGACCTGCACCTCGGGCGGGGCCGAACCCATGGCACCACGCGGGATCACCATCTCGCCGCGCTGCAGGATGGCCGGGACCTCATCGCCCGCGAGACCACCGCGATGATAGCGGTTAGCGAAGTTGAAAATGCGTGGGTCGATGCCCGTGCGCCAGGACGCAGGGCCGCCTACAATGCCGCCCTGGTGATAGATCGCCCCAGTGGTGTTGACATTGCCGGGATCCTGCCCGACCTGCGGACCTGCCGGTCCGAACGCCATGTTTAAGCCTGCCATCAACGCCTTATTGAGGAAGAACTGCAGAACCATCTTCTGGATGCTATCGGTCACACTCTTCAGGGCGGACTGAAGCGTTTCCATGTCGTAGACGCCGTTGACGACGAAATCGCCCAACGCAGCGCTCGCCTCTCCCCAGGCGCCCACAAGGTTCTCGGAGATGAACTCGGCCGTGGTCGGGATCTCTGCCCGCAGCTCGTGCATGGCCGCTCGAACGCCGTCCACAGGGTCCTGGGAGGCCTTGAAGCCCTCGGCGTCCAACTGATCCCACTGACGGTCACGGTTGAGCCGCCCGGCCGCGCCCTGGTCCAGCTCCCGCCTTCTGGCCGCCAGCCGCGCGTCCTCTTCCGCCCGGGCAAGCTCGGTGGCGCTGATGGCGCCCAAATCGTACTGCTTGCGCAGCTCTTCCAGGCGCTCGGTCAGGATCACGGAAGCGTCCGTGTACTGCTGCTTGGTCTTCGCGCCATCGGCGAGAGCCTGGGTATGCGTGATCAGGCGAGCCTGATTGTTCACCCATGCCTGTCCCTCAGCATCGAGGTCAGCGATACCCTTGGCCCGCAACTGCGCTTCCGTGCGCAGCACGGCCTGCTCGTGCTGATAAGCCTCGGTGCTCTGGCTCAGCGCTTCGGTAAGACGAAGCTGATCATCGTAAGCCTGGGTGTTTGCAGTTGAGATATCTGCAATCGGTTTTACGTTGTCCTGAACCTCGGTCAGATTGAATAGCTCTGTGGCCATCTGCTTGATGAGCGGGATCTGCTTCGGATCCACGAAATTCGAGAACTTGTCGACCCATTTGTCAACGTAGTCCTGTCTAGACACCATCTTGTCGACCGAGTCGCCAACATTTCCCATGGCCTCGATCTGCAGCTGTGCGGCGGCCTGGAATACCGACATCTTGGCCGGATCGAACTCGATGGTGTCGCCGCTCGCAGTGCGTCCGAGCGTCTTCCTTCGCTCCAGGTCTCCCTGGAGATCCTCCATAATCTTCTGGTCACGCTTGCGGGCGTTGTCCTGCTCACTGCTTGTTTTAGTCGCAGCCTTTGAATCGATCTCTGCGATCTCTCGGCGCAGATCGGCTACGCGCTTATTGACCGTAGCTGCGTTACCCACGCCCTTGTTTTGCAGGTCTTGAAGCTCGGCGATTTCCTTCTCAAGCTTAGCGCGCTTCTCTAAAGGTTCTGTTGCCTTGTTCAGAAGCGACTGAGCTTCTCGCGCGTCCTCCAGGGTTCCGCCCAGCTTACCGGCGATAGACGATAGCTCCTGCTTCTTGCGGATGCGTTCTTCTTCGGCAGCAATCTCTGCAAGACCTTGAAGCCGTACCTTGTTGGTAATCTCTTCATTGTTGTAGAGCTGTTGCACCTTCCCGAGAACCATATCGAGATGGGCAATCCGCTGCTCATGAGTAACGTTTTCGCCTTCTCTCAGAGCCTCCTGCTGAATCTTCTCCCTATTATAGAACTCAAGATCAGCCGACTGGAGGGGCTGATTCTGCTGCATCTTCAGTTCGATGTCGTCTCTGCGCCGCTGATCTTGCAGCTCGGTGATCTGCTTCTCGCGCAGAAGCAGCTCCTCAGCCTCCTTTAATGCCTGACGTCCGCCCAGGCCCTGCGTATTACCTAGACCGGTGACAGCATCCTGCAGATCCTTGGCTGTCTTAGTGCCAAGCTGCATCTGACCAACAAGGTCTTTGAACTCGGCAGTAGCCCTCTTAGTGGCTTCTGCCATCTGCTCTGGGCTAGTCTCTCCCTGCGCCCTTGCATCGCCGATAGCCTTGGCGACGAACCTCGTCTGAAGATCAGCGATCTGATCGTCTTGCTGCTTCTGAAGATCAGCAAGCTGCTCATCGATGTTCATGACCTCGATGTTCTGGATCCCCAAACGAAGACCAGATTGAGCATCAGTTAGGCCACGAAGTGTAGCAATGAACGAGTTGGCACTGTCATCGACAATGCCAAGTCTTGAATCCAGATCATCGAGAGCGCTGCTTAAAGCCTCAGTAGAGTCCTTCGCCTGTTCGCTGTTATCGCTCAGCATGTAGAGAGAGCCGGCAACCACGGCAGCTGCAGCGCCCGCTAGACCAAGGGCAGCGCCCCATGGCCCAAAGGCCGACGCCATCTGCGGGAACTGCTGCCCGAAGATGATGGCGGCGTCCGTGCCTCCCTGGAAGGACACGATCACGTCCTGGAGCTGCAGAGGTAGCTGCTGCAGGCCCTGGCGCAGATTGCCGCTGTCGAAGCTGCCGGTGGCCGCATTCAATTCGCGCTCGGCCTCGGCCAGGAACCGGGTCTTGGTCGCCTCGTCGATCTTCTTGGCGGCTGCCAGCTCGTGGATCTGCGCCTGACG